AAGTGGTAAGTTAGAAAAAACTGGAAAACTTAAAGGTACTATCTTTGGTGACGACCGTAATATCAAGACGCTGAATCATGACCAACTATATGAACTGGTAGATTCAGCAGCTCACGCTTATATCCGCCGCCAAAAGAAGGGGGCTGATATAGGTTCTGTAGTCCACGACGCGATTGAACACTATGTCCGCAAGCAGGACGGACAGGATGTTGAGCCTTTTGATATCAGAGAGGCTTATACTGAGCTTCTCAATAACTCTGAGTATCGTACTCAGGGGGATAAAGACGAAGCTTTAGCCAATCTAGATAGCGATGTGCATTCTGCTGAACTTGCCTTTAGTCGATTTGTCGAATGGTGGAATAAGGTTTCACCAAAACTAGTAGGGGCTGAAGAGACCGTTTATTCATTGAAATATCATATTAGCGGCACGTTTGATGGACTTATTCGTTTTGGTGACAAGCTAGTTCTTGCCGACTGGAAGACTTCAAACGCTAGCAAGTCTCTAGATGCCGCTATGCCGGAAGGTATAAATTACCAATATTACATACAGTCTGCTATATACGCCCTTATCTGGGAAGAGATGGGCGGAGAACCTATTGATGACCTTCTAATCGTTTCCTGTCGCAAGGACGGGGGCTTTACGGCTCTCTTCGCCAGCGAATTAGGACTTGATATAGAAAGTCTGAAAAATTGGGTTCGTGCGGTGTTTATTTGTAACCGTATGGCAGAGAAAACTAAGAAGGGTTTGCTACAGAGGGGTTACGACCTTGGTGTATTGCGAGACCCTAAAGCCAAAAAGGAGGAGAAATAATGGCTAAAGTTACATCAATTAAAGCGCCCTTGACGACTGGTGGCGATTTTGAAATCGCTCCAGAAGGCGTATTCTTGGCGCGCTGTTTTAAGATGGTGGATGTCGGTACTCAGACTATCACGTCTCAGTTCGGCACCAAAGACACTCGACAAGTATATCTATACTTTGAGCTTTTGGAGGATGACGAAGGCGAAAAAGTCCGCATGGAAGATGGACAACCTTATATCATTTTCAATAGCTACAAGCTATCTATGCACCAGAAATCAGCCCTACGCAAACACCTAGAGGCTTGGCGGGGCAAAAAGTTCACGGAAGATGAGGCTGCCGGCTTTGACTTGTCTAAACTATTAGGACAGGCTTGTAAACTACAGGTTGTGCATACAGACAGTAAAGATGGACAGCGTACTTACGCTAATATCTCGGCTATCATGACCACTAAAAAGAAGCCTGAGGGTGTCAATGAGTTAATCAGCTTCTCAGTAGAAGACCCTGATATGGATGTGTTCAATGACCTGCCAGAGTGGCTACAGGACAAGATTGAGAATTCACCTGAATGGACTGCTGATGACACTGAAAGTGACGCCAAAGAAGCTTCTACAGAAGAAGACAAGATTGATATCCAAGATGTCCCATTTTAACGGACTATGGTTATAAGATTAGTTTTACAAAATAATAGGAGGATAAAAAGATGAGTACAGCCCACTACACACATACTAACAGTAAAGGAGTAAAATACTATCTGAATACCAAAGTAGTGATTTTGCGAAGCAATAAGTCTCAAGTAATCTATTACTTCTCAAAGAAACCAAATGAGAGTACCGCTTGTGGTTTACCAGGAGGCTTTGAAGTTGCAGAAAATGCACGCAATGGGTTTTTGTTCTTGAGAAGGGTACGATAATATGAGTTTGCTCGCTCTTGAAGTTACTTTGGTGAGGGCTAACCGTAAGTCGGATGATTCAGTCTCCTTAGCCTTTGAAACCTTAACGGAGATGAGTACTGAGCAATTCTCTACTATTGATGGATTCCGTAAGACTACGGGGCACCTGGTATTCAAGAAGGATTCCATTAAGGGTACGGATATCCCCAAGGGAGACACCAACTCCCAAGGGGAGACTCCTTCCCAGCAGCTACGACATGCACTGTATGCTGTCTGGGTCACCAAAACAAAGCAAAAGATAATAACAGAAGATTGGGATACATACTATACAAATGCTATGGCTGGATTCAGGAGAGCAGTATTAAAATCCCATCCGGATAATGAATAGTATATGCAGAGAGTAGATAGTCTAGGGAGAAAAATCCCCACATTTAATAGGTCTGCCGCTGGTAAGAAAGCCGCTCAGACTAGAAAGGAGCGATATGGAAGCGATATCCATGCGAGAGTTGGTCGCCTGGGTGGTAATTCTAGGACTCGTGGTTACTTTGGTAAGCTCAAAGATGAAGGTAAGACAGATGAGCTTAAGAAAATCAGCGAAGAAGCCATCAAGGCGAAAAGACAAAAGAGTAAAAGAACTGCCGACTCTGGAGATGACTGATGAAGAGACTAAGGCAGTCAAAGAGCTTGAAGCGGAACTCGCCTTTGAAGAGACGTGGGGAAAAAGCCAAAAAATGGGCGGAGACAAGGAATAAGTTCGCTCAAGAGGCTTTGAATGAGGACAATCTTATAGCATGCGAGGACTATAAGATTGGACTCCCCCGATGCGGATATGCTAGGGAGCCTAAATACATGGACTTGCACCATATCAAAGGACGTAATGAGCGTCCAGACTTATACTACGATAGAAGTAATTTAGTTTTTTTAACAAGAGAATGCCATGAGAGAGCCCATAACCATTGATGTCAATCCAGTGCCAAAGCCTAGGATGACCCGCAGCGATAAGTGGAAAAAGCGACCTGCTGTTGTGAAATATTATACATTTAAGGACAAGTTGCGCAGTTCAATAAAAGACCCATTGCCTCCTAAGTTTTCTGTTATGTTTTTGGTGCCTATGCCTAGTTCTTGGAGCGCCAAAAAGAAGCAGATGATGTGTAACAAACCCCACCAAAGTAAACCAGATATTGATAATTATCTAAAGGCTTTTATGGACGCTTTATGTGAAAACGACTCTTATGTTCATAATGTCGCCGCTAGTAAGTATTGGGGGTATACGGGTAAAATCGTATTAGTTAAAGAGTCTGTAATAGACCCAGAAGGAGTAATAATAAGTGAGTAAAAAATCTAATATAATCGACGCTAAAGATGTCCTCAAAAAAGACATGCCTAAGCGTAGAGTTCGTATGCTTATGGTGTCCCCTCAAGATTTTTTGAGGCTATTCACTAAGGGGTTTAAGATAGCAGAGAATACTACTATCTTAAAAGGAGTGCCAGAAGACGCCAAAGTGGTTTCTATGACAATCGACCATGTTAGAGATAGTGTTATCTTTGTTGTTGAGTCAGCTGAGTATGATGAAATCCCAATGAATGAAATGCCCCCATTTGAATATGTAGAGATTAAGCTGGGGAAATAGGGCTATTGACAAGCAGGCTATGGGTGTGCTATAATGGACTTGTCAAACTAAGAAAAGGAGCGAAAATAATATGTTTGAACGATTTATAAAAGCAATTAAACCATACGCACTATCAATTATTGTTGTAGCTGGTCTAGCTTTAGTCGGTTATCTGCCAATTGTAGAGCGTAAAGCCTTGGGGTATGCAGCAATCATTGCGGCTTCTCTACTAATTGTTTTCCACTTCGTGGAGCAATTACGGGAAGACAAAGACGAATAGTATGAGACCTATTCTTAGTTTAATCCTGAAGATTTCAATGGCTGGACTTCTCTCTTTTGGTGCTATAGCATCAGTGATGCCTGAGGACAAAGCAAGACTAGAATCTCAGGAAACGCCTTTAGAAGCCGTACAAGAGCTTCAAAAAGTTGAGACGAAGAATGAGCCACCAAAAGAGGAAAAGCCGCTAGAAACGCCTAAGGAACAGCCAGAGAAGCAAAATACTCCAGAAGTGTCTGCGCAGAAGCCCACTCCAAAGTCTGTACAACCTGAAGCGCAGCCGCCACAACCTATAGCACAAACCCCTAGCATAGCACCCGTAGGAATTACAGACCGCGGAGGTAAAGGTACATGTTTAGAGGAGATTGTAAAATACAATTGGCACCAGGGAATAGCTATTGCTGTAGCTACTGCGGAGAGTGGTATGAGACCTGGTATTGTTAATCACAATCCTGCTACTCAAGATTATTCTGTAGGCTGTTTTCAGGTTAATCTTTGGGGCGATTTAGCTAAGAGTCGTCCTAGTGAGGAGCAGCTCAGAGACGCCGCCGTCAATGTAAAATGGGCATACGATAATTATATTCGCAACGGACGCTCTTTTAAGGGGCAGTGGGGCGTCTGCGGAGTGAAAGTTGACTGCGATACAGGACTGGCAATTAGAAAATAGTGCTATAATAGCAAAGTGGGCAGATTGTGGTGGTTGTCCACTTTATCTACTCAGCTCAGTAACTTTTGCTTATCTCTGATAGCTTGCTGTGTCGTTACTGGGTTGAGTAGATAAACAAAATAGCGACCCGATAGAGCGAGAAATAGGGTCGCTATTTTGCAGCTGAAGTGTTTGTGTTTGTACTTTTATAATAAATTATTGATGTTGTATTGTCAATAACGTTCATGCTATTTGTCTGCTAAATAATATAAAAACCGCCCCGGAGCTTATCGAGGCGGTTTTAGTTGTTTGGGATTTCCGAACAGTTCAATTATGGCTGTATTTTTTGTCCTGGATAAATCAATCCGCGGTTAGCAATACCATTGCGCTCAGCCAGCCGCTGTGTATAGCCAGAATTACCGAACAGCCCGCTCGTACCGTGCCAGCCGTTCCGTAGTGCAATATCGCCGAGCGTATCGCCGCGACGCACGACGTATCCGCCAGTACTTCGCTGAACGTAGCCTGTTGAAGCCGGCGCGGTTGCTCGTGGAGCTTGAGCCGCTACGCGTGAGTTTACTACTGCTTGCACTTCGGCTGGATTGTAGCCTGCGGCTTGTAGCCGTGCTACGCGGTCATTGCCGCTACCATATACACCCCTTAATACGTCTGATACCACTTGGTCGTTCACCGATTTTGAGCTGGCTGCTGGAGCTGTTGGTGCGCTAGCAGTGCTACCATTTGCCCAGATATTCGGTCGATAGTAGCCGATAATCGAGTTGCGATAACTTCCTAAGTCCATTAAATTAAAGGCGTTACCAACATAGATATTGCCTGAGCCTTGGTTTTGTCCGAAAAACTTGCCCTGATAGTACATAGCGACGTGTCCGTACGTTCCGCCACCAAAGATTGCCCAGTCGCCATCTTTCATGCCAGCCTGTCCGCCATGCCACGTAAAGCCTAACGCTTGGATTTCGCCGACTTGATTTGCGTAGCCACTCGCACCGCCTGTTCTGGTCGCCACGACGCGTCCTGAAAGACTGAACATAAACTGCTTGAAGCCTGCCACACACTGTAAGCCGTAGCCCTCATTGAAGCCACGACCGTTCATGGCGTTTACGAACGCCGCAGGGCTTGAGAGGTCGGTCTTGTAGTAGACACCAGAACCCATTTGTGCCAGCTCTTTGTCCACAGGGTCGCAACCTGAGCCTTTATCTTGTGGTACGTCTAGACCCATAATGCCAGCAATCGCCGTTTCACGCTTTTTGGCTAGCTCGCACAAGGCTTTTTCGGTTGTTTTAGAGTACTTGGCTTTTGAGCCGTCTAACGTAATACTACCGTCCTCAGCTTGCTTGCCGGCAAGTAAAAACACTGCTGACAACACTACGACTGCCGCCACTAGAATCACGGCGAG